ATATTAATTCTGGGTTATGGAATGAATTTAAAACGTTTAGATTACCATTTATCGAAAATGCAAAAAGAGCTTATAGACAATTATCTCTTATCGAAGATTCGGTTGTTATTTACCGGTTAGTAAGAGCTCCGGAAAGACTTGTCTTTAAAGTTTATACTGGTAACATGCCCCCTCCAAAAGCGGAATCATACATTAAATCAATGATGATGAAGTATTGGTCTAAAAAGACCTACAACGGAGCGGAAGGCAGAGTTACAAACATTTATGATCCGCAATCAATGTTGGATTCATATTGGTTTCCGGTCGATCAACAAGGAAAAGGCACAGACGTTTCCACATTGCCTTCTGGAGGAAATTTAGGAGAAATTAAAGACTTGGATTACTTCCTGTCAAAGCTTTATAAAAGCTTAAAAGTTCCTACATCGAGATTTTTGACTCCAGGAGATCCGTTTAAAGATGGAGCAGAAATTACACGAGATGAATTAAGATTTGCGAGATTTATTATGAGGTTGCAATCCCAATTTGCAATTGGAATCAAAGAAACGTTTATTACTCACCTTAAACTTAAAGGTCTTTGGAAAGAATACAAACTAAAAGACCAAGCTATAAAAGTTAAGTTCAACGAACCGACTTCTTTCATGGCAATGCGCAACCAACAATTGCTGCAAATGAAGTTTGAAAATTATAATACAGCAACCCAAACGGAAGCTGTATCGAAATCATTTGCTCAAAAGTATTATTTGGATTGGTCGGCTGATCAAATGCATGAAAACAGGGAATGGCAAAGAAGAGATGCAGCTCTTGCTTGGGAACTCGCCAAAATCGCGGAAATGGGTCCAAATTTTAGAGAACAATTAGCAGCTCAACAACAACTAACAGCCGGAGAAGGAGCTGACAGCGGAGAAGCTCCAGCAATGCTTGGTGGGGGTGGAGGTGGTGGTGGAGGAGATTCTGCTATTCCTGAATTTGGGCCTGCTGGGGCAGAAGCTCCTGAAACAGGTGGGCCAGAAGCAGGAGCACCAGAAACTCCTACAGGAGCAGGGACTGGCGGGGCACCTGCTGCACCTACAACGGGACCAGAAACACCAACGGTCTAATTAAATACATTTATGAGCGTTATTCCAGCTGGTTATCGAGGAGGTACAACATTAAATTCGAGTGTTACGTCATATGATGATCTCTCGATCAGAATTCAACATCAGCTTGGAGCTCCGTTAATCAATTTAGAAGTTTCTGATGAACAAGTTTATGATTGCATTACTGATGCAATCGAATATTTTACAAAGTGGGCAGGTTACACAGAAGAATATCTTATATTTGATTCCAAGTTATATAAACAAGGTGTAGGAATAAAAGTAGATGATATGTGCACAAAGACTTCTGAGATGCGCAACAGCGGGGTTCCTGGTCTTTCGTCAAGTTACGATTATGATTTAGCGTCTTTAAGAAAAGTAGTCGATTGTTTTGAATTTTCTAAAGGAGAAGATACAGGCATTAACACATTGTTTACTTTAGAACAATCAATGGCTCAACAAATTTACTCAAGCTATATGATTGGTAACTTTGGTTTTGATTTGATTACTTGGGAAGTGCTGAAAGGTTTTATTGATACTCGAAATAAAGTACTTGCAATGACTCCTCAATTTAGATTTGATTCTCGAACTCAAATTTTAAGAATTATTCCAGAACCAACCCCAGATCACACATATCTCGGAGTTGTTGGCTGTTATATTGAAAGACCAATCAAAGATGTTATCAGAGAACGCTGGGTTCAAAAATATGCTTTAGCTTTAGTCAAAATTGCAATCGCCAGAGTAAGAGAAAAGTATACAGGAACAAATCTTTTTGGTGGAGGATCAGTAAATGCAGGATTGTTAGCTGAAGGACTCAAAGAAAAAGAAACTTTGGAACAAGAATTAATGAATAGTTATCAAGATAACGCTCCAGCTCAATTTTTTATTGGGTAATTTGTTAAATATTGTTATGAATTTTCAATTACTAGTCGAAGAAATTCTTACAGAAGCAGGTAAATGCACTGGTCCAACGAAAAAAACCTCTTCTGATCGCAAAGGAAAAAAGTGGATGGCGTGTGTACGGCAACCAAATGGTTCTTATAAGAAGGTCCATTGGGGACAAAAAGGAGTTACTGTAACAGGTAAAAAGGGTAATACAAAGCGCAAAAAGGCATTTAGAGCAAGACATAAGTGCTCTTCTGCTAAAGCTGGTAGTGCCCAAGCGCAAGCATGTAAAGATTGGTAAGCTATAAATAATAATATGCCATACTACTCAAAAGAAAAATGTGTTTACAAGAAAGCTACTGACAAAAAAGTCGGTTGTACAAAAGGTCCTGTAAAAAAATACTTGGCTGCTTTGCATGCAGCTGCAGCTAATGAATCAATTGAAACGTCTACTGGCTCAAATTTAGACTTTAAAAATATTCGCTTCCCTTCTAAAAGCTCAGCTGTTGCTACATACCACTATCCATCCGAAAAAGACAGCGTGGATGTATTAATCTACTACACTTTAGGAAGAACAATGGAAGAAGTCGACTATTGTCACACTGTTATTAAGGATAACAATGACGTGCACAGCAAAGGAATTTCTTTTGAAGATCCTCAATCAGCTGAATTGCAAGACTTTGCTCAATCTAAACACCTCAACATTTCATCGGATGATATAGAAATGGCTGGTCAGGATGGATATTCCAGAATCGAATCTTATCTCACAGAACCTCAAGAAGCCGAACAATCATTTGAAGAGTCATTAAACTTTGGATCGTTGTTTCATTCATTGATGGATGAAGAAAAACTCTAAATATAGGCAGGGTATATATACGTTAGTTCACCCAGAAAAGTACAAGGGGAACAAACATCAAATATGCTGGAGGTCTTCTTGGGAATGCAAGATGATGAAATTTTTGGATTATAACCCAAATGTAGTCGAATGGTCGTCTGAAGAAACAATTATACCGTATCAAAATCCCCTTACAGGAAGAGTGTCTAGGTATTTTGTAGACTTTTATGCTAAAATGAGAGACAAAAACGGAGAAGTTAAAAAGTTTTTGATTGAAGTTAAACCGCACTCTCAAACAATTCCTCCAGTTCAAAAAAACAGAAAAACTAGATCTTTAATTTACCAACAAGCGGAGTATGTGAAAAATCAGGCAAAATGGAAAAGTGCTTTTGAATACTGCTCCAAACGAAATATGAATTTTGTAATTTTGACTGAAAAGCAATTGGGTCTTTAATACTTAATGCAGTAAAGCAAACTGACATTTTTTGGTCTCGTTTCGTTGGAAACTCTCGGTGTAGATCCACCGGGACCATTAGAATCTCCTGAGCCAGCTGTAGCTTGGTCTCCTGTTGGACTTAGTACTTTTACTCCAGTAGATTGTGGGTTGACAATAATTCCGGTTTCATTGGTAGTTAAAGTGACTGTGTGGGAGTGAGCACCTCCACCAGGATCTGTCGTTCTCTGGAAATCCCCTTGTACATCTGCTGAAAACCCGCTTCCACCTCCTCCACCCGGATCTTGCGCACTAGAGTTATCTTTGTATCCGTGAGTATGTTGAGAGTCCACACTTGCATTAGCAGTTCCTGTATGAGTATGACCGTTATCAGTAATTCCATGGGCATGGGTAGGATCGTATATGTCGTGTTTGTGACCTTGAAAAGAATCAGATTGTTTCTGACCGCGAGATGGTCCAGATGCTGTACCATCCGCATTTGTTCCAAAGCCTCTAATAAAATACCCTCTCAAATCAGGCAATTTACCGTCAGCTCCATATGTATTTCCTAAAACTGTGTACAATCTACTAAAGTTTGCCGTCTTTCCTTGAAATGTTCCTGTTCCATCAGGAAGTGGTTGAAAGCCTTCTGATTCATTACCGTCGCAAAGAAGCCAACCATCTGGTGCTACAGAACCAGCAAAGGGCATAATTGCTCCTGGAGGAGTTTCTACATATGTGGGAAGAGTCAAACGTGCAGCATTTGTATTGCTCCACGAACTTAAGTCTAATGGTTTTTGTAGTTCTGCTGATAATCTTCTAGTGGTTGTGTCGTAATTTAATTTGATTGTGGGAGTATTTCCAACCCCTAAAATGCCGTTAGCGTTGGCATCTGCACTAAGAGTTAATGTTAACGGATCAAAATAAAGAGAAACCGTTGGAGAGTTAGTCGTTTTAAAAATTTTATTAAAAAGATCGCTAACAATTGTTTTATATGTTCTTCCGGAAGTTCCTGAGCCACGGGCCATTGGAATTTGATCCGTTGGTTGTGGATCTGCTTGTGTTAATTCAGAAATTCTAGTAGGATTCAATGCCATAATGACTTTAATTATTCTAATTAATTTTTAGATACACTGCACTATAAAATAATTTGTGTTTTCTTCTGCTTCTAGAGGAGTTGTTCCATCCTCTTCTTTAACTAGAAAACATTCTTCAAAAATAGGATCATCGTCCATACAGGGTGCTGCAAAACGGCCATCTCCCATTTGCAAATCGTCCTCTTGCATCAATGGATCTCCGTCTCCGTCGACGTCATCTCCTAACTCTAAAGCCAAATAACAATCATGATTAAGAGCTTTTTCTGTTATTCTGCATTCCATTGTTAGTGGAAATACGTTTCCATTGTTTCCAGTATAACCTTGCTGACGAACGTTGCTGGGTATTTGTTTAATTGAGCAGCTATCCTCTTGAACTACTATTACTATTGGTTCTTCTATCACCACTTCTGTCTCAACTTCAGGAACAGAAAATACAGGATTGAGCTGGGTCAAATCAGGTAAATTTGGATATTTTATAATACATTCGTCCATTACTCAGAATAATTAAGGTTAACCTGGAGAAAAAAAATATAAATTAAATAAATAAAATTACACATAGCTATGGGTTTAAAATTTTTAACTACTGAATTACACGAATCTTTAGAGTTTCTTGTAGAGGAAACAAATCGTCAAGAGCCTCAAAAATATTATATTACAGGCCCTTACATGATGGCAGACAAACAAAATCAGAACGGCCGGATTTATCAATTATCTGAAATGTCTAACGAAGTCGATCGCTATACAAACGAAATGATCAAACCCCGTAGAGCCATTGGGGAAATGAATCACCCACAGTCTACAGAAGTTAATCCAGTAAATGCTTGCCATCTAGTAACAGAATTAAAGCAAAATGGAAATTACTTCATGGGTAAATCTCTTATTCTTGATACCCCAATGGGACAATTATTGAAATCTTTAGTTAAAGATAAAATTCAAATGGGCATTTCCACTAGAGGCCTCGGGAATCTTGCTGAATCTTCTACTGGTAAAATGGTTTCCAACTTTCACTTGATTTGTTTAGATGTGGTTCATCAGCCTTCTGTACAAAACGCTATGTTGGAGTCGGTTCTTGAATCTAAAGAGTGGATGTTGGGTACTGATGGGAGAATCTTAGAAGTTTCTGCTCGTGCTGCAAATGAATTAAAACGAGCTGTATCTTCATTACCTAAACAAGAAGTTGATCTTTTTTTAAAGGAACAATTGACTGCTTTCTTTAAAACCCTTAAAGGTAAATACTAATTTATGAACGATACAAATACCAACATAAAACAATTTGTAGCAAAGATTGCTGACAAAAATTATAGCGAAGCTGGCCAAACTTTGCATAAAATCATTGAAAATAAGCTCAAAGAACGAATTAAAAGCTCTCTTGAGGTAAAAAAATAATTCAACTTAGATAAATAAAATATATTATGATCAAAAGCATTCTCAGCGAACAATTCAAAGATCTAATTACAGAAGAAACTCTCAATACCCTTGAAGAGGCCTTCCAGCAAGCCGTTGAAGAAAAGTCTAAAGAAAAAATTCAACTCGAGTCTGAGAACGTCGCTCAAAAACTTAACGAAGAGTTTCAACAAAAATTAGATGAAACAATTCAAAAGATCGATGAAGATCATTCTGCTAAGCTAACAAAATTAGTGGAAGCAATCGATATGGATCACACAGCTAAGTTACAAAAGTATGTCAAAAAGGTTAACCAAAAACATGAAGCTGTTGTTGAATCCTTAAAAGCTGAACATGCTACCCAACTAAACGAAGAAGTTCAAAATTTCCAAGAAAAGATCGTAGAAGAAGTTTCCAACTACCTTGATCTTTATATCGATAAGAATTTACCAAAGGACCAAATCAGCGAAGCAGTCAAAAACATCAAAGCTGCTAATCAACTCAATCAAATTCGTCAAATCGTTGGAATCACAGAAGAATTCATCGATAGCGAAATCAAAGAAGCATTAGTTGACGGCAAAAAGACAATTGATTCTCTTCGCAACGAACTCAATGAAGCTCTTAAGCAAAACGTTGAATTAGCTCAAAGAGCCAATAAGTCCGAAGCACACATCATGATTGAGCAAAAAACTCAAGACATGCCTGCTACTAAGAAACAATTTATCAATAAACTCTTAAAGAACAAAGCTCCGCAATATATTGAAGAAAACTTCCGATATGTCGTCGAGATGTTCGAAAAAGAAACTCAGACGGAAGTTGATGAAATTAAAGAATCCGTCAAAAACCAATTCGTAAAAACCCCTCAAGTAGATCGCCCTGAGATTCTCGAGGAAAAACAAGAATTTAACAATGAGATTGAGCGCAACAGCACTTCAGGTGAAGGCGTCAGCGGCTATCTGAACGAGATGAAAAAACTTAACAGATTTGCTAAGTAATTCACTCACAATAAACAAAAGGAGACAAAAAAAACTATGGCTAACTTAATGCATATTAACAAAGATTACGCTCAAACACTCGTTGAGAAGTGGAGTCCAGTATTGGATTTCAAGTCCAACAAAGTCAGCGAGATCTCGAACGAAACAACACGTTTAAACACTGCTATTCTCTTGGAAAACCAAGAAAAGTGGTGCTTGCGTGAAGGTAACACGGCTGCTCAAGGTGGTGTTTTCGGTACTTCATTCCAACCAACAGGTGGATTCCAGTCCGGAGACAACTATGCTGCAGGCGACGCTCGTTTGCCAAAGGTTCTCATCCCAATGATCCGTCGTACTTTCCCCGAGCTCATTACTAATGAGATCGTCGGTGTACAGCCAATGACAGGACCAGTCGGTCTTGCATTCGCTATGCGCTATAAGTATGATGCTGATTCACTTGGAGGTTCCACAAATGGTGGAGACGGAAGCATTAGTGCTGCCGATCGCATCGCCAATTCTGGTGCAGACCTTTCGCATAATAAGGAACTCGGTTATAACTATCTCAATTCCGCTTTCACAGGCGTTACTGCTGGACAACTCAGCGGTTTGCCAGGCGTTTGGGACGGTCTTTCCGAAGACTCTGGTATCGGTGCCTTGCTCAATCAATTTGAGCTTAGCTCCAAGATTCCACAGATCACCGTTTCGTTTGAAAAGACAGCCGTTGAAGCTCTAACCCGTAGGTTAGCAGCTAAATGGTCTGTTGAGCTCGAACAGGATCTTAAAAATATGAACGGTATCGATATCGATACTGAACTTACTAACGCTATGTCCTATGAGATCCAGGCTGAAATCGACCGCGAGATGATCGCTCGTATGATTCAAGTCTGTCTCAATGCTGGCCCAACAGTTGGTTACTCGTTCTGGTCTGCTATCTCTGCTGATGGACGTTGGTCTGGAGAGCGCGCACGTGACTTCTACAATCGTTTGGTTGTTGAAGCTAACCGTGTTGCTATTCGCAATCGTCGTGGTGCTGCTAATTTCATTATTGCTACACCTCGTATTTGCGCAATTCTCGAGACTCTTCCCGAATTCACATGGATGCCAGTCAACGGTAACGTAAACACTCAGCCAGTCGGCATTGCTAAGGTAGGTTCCGTAGGCGGACGTTTCCAGATCTATCGTGACACTCGTACAGAAGCCCAAATCAATGATTATGGATATACCTCGAGCATGAAGCCACCCGGTGGCTATCCAGCTCCAGGCCGTACGAAACCTCTCGACTACGCACTTCTTGGTTACAAGGGTGCTGAGTACTATGATTCTGGTATCGTTTACTGCCCTTACATTCCTGTAATGGTGCAGCGCACTATCGGTCCTAACGACTTTAGTCCAAGAGTTGGTCTTTTGACAAGATATGGTGTGGTTGATCACATTTTTGGTGCCAACCTCTACTACCACCTTGTCATCTGCCAAGGTCTTGGTCAGTCGTTCGTTCCTGGTCAAGCAGCAACATACCTCTAATAGGTTGCTCTTACAGCAAAATCATGAAACCCGGTCGAAAGGCCGGGTTTCTTTTTTTACTCAGTTGATGTTTTTTTACTAGCGAATAAAATAATCAATAATGAGTAATAACAACCAAGCAGGGAAAGGGTCTAAACCAAGACCAGTAGATAAAAAAGAATTTGATAACAATTTTGACGAAATTGCATGGAAGAAAACGACAGCCATTGTGTCAACAATGGTTAAAAAAGGAAAAATTACTTACAAATATTAATTAATTTGACTAGATATCTCTAAGATCTTATTAAAATAAGAAGATGATATCTTTTTAGTAACGCTCAACTTCGTGCTTAATTGCAAGGAAGAGAGTCTGTAATCATAATACAATAAACCTTCTGTTGTATAATCTTCAGATTTAAAAGGAATGGGAATATCAAAATTTTCCCGTTCGTTGTCTGAATTAATAATTGTTATTTGAATGTAAAAATGGACTCTCTTATAAAGAATCAATCTACCACTCTTTACGACTTTATTGTTTAAAATAAAGGCCAAAGGTTTTTGTAAATGTTCAAATAAAAAATTTTCTCCTGGGATAAAATCCATAAAAAAATTGTGACGCAGTAGAGTACTCATGTGTTCATAAATCTTGCTTTTTGTGCAGCAGACATGTTGGCTATTCTTTCATAAAAATACTTCCAAAATGGCTGTTGATCAGGAAATGTTTTAATGACGGCAATGACTTCGACATCGTTGCAATTAATCATTCTATATGCTTGCATGAATATATCCCATGCAACTACTAAATTTTTAGATGAGGGGTCGTATTTTAAAGAATTTGAAGGAACGACGTAATTTAAAACTCTTTTTCCCGGAGCTGATAGCAAAAGGTTGCGATCATTTGTGCACAACATTCTTCTGTAATCATTAAAACCAGGCTTTTCTATACGTCTCAAAAAGCGAAGTTCTGCTGCATTAGTTCTCAGCAGAGTCCACAGCGCTGTACGTCCGAGTCGCATTTATTAATTTAGTTTGCACTATCGGCTGGCTTACAAATACCAAAAATTCTGTCTTCGTTCAAGAAAATATTTAAAACTCCGTTTTTCTGGATTCCCTTAATTCCTCTATCTCCAGGAAAGATTATGTAATGCCCAGCTTTGACTTGTTTTGTATTCGGACCAGTTAAAATTACTTTGCCAATTCTCCATGCCTTGTTGTCTACAACTTCATTTGGAAGAATGATTCCGTTTCGAATCAAGCTCCTTCCGTCTTCAGCAACATCTGCATATACAACTTGGATTACGTCCCCTAGTAGCTCAACGATGTCATAGTCTTCCGGCAAAGGACAATTTTGATATTCATCTAAGTTTGCAATTCCATTGTTTTCTCTAGCTAGAGTGTGCGAATGTGGTGTTTGTTCCATAGTAAGTAATTAAAGCATAAAATAATCCCGTCAACGATAAATACCTTATATGATATTTAAAGATACGGAAATGTTGGCTGAAGCTTATACAACAGTTTTAGAAAAGAAGTGTACATGCAAACATGCCGCTAAAGGATGTAAATGTAATAATTGCAAAGACTGCAAATGCAACCAAAAGAAAAAAAATCTAAAAGAAGCTGCAAAAGAAAAGCCTGACTATTTAGATGTAGACGAAGACGGAGACAAGAAAGAGTCAATAAAAAAAGCTCTGTCGGACAAGGGCGAGAAAAAAGAAGTAAAAGAAGAAGCAACGGAATTTACAAATCTATATCGACAAATTATGGAAGAAGAGGAACGTAGTCCATTCGGTCCTTCTGTTTTTTAATTTGCAAGGCTTTTGTCGAGCAATAATATAATTTCTCGTTCTGACAATTCTAATTTTTCAGCGAGCAACTTAATGCGAAAGTCTTGTTCTTTCTGTTCATCTTTAACTTTTTTGATGTATTGTATTCTTGGACACCGGTTTAATTTGGGAATGAGGCAGATTAACATTTTGTAGTGCATTTCTTTGTTCTCTAACAAACCTTTGCTGTTAATTTGTTCCGTAATTGCTGTACAAAGAGTTGGATTTACAAAACTTACCCATCTATTAATCAAATACGGAACATAACCATCTAAAGGCAAATCCATGCGCTTGTGGACAAAAATATCCGTCAAATAATCAAATATTGTCGCGTTGAGTTTCAATAAAAATGCTTTTTGTTATGTAATGAAATGATTCAATAATTCCATTTTGTAGTTGAATTAATTGTTCTGCAGAAAGAGTAGAAAGACTGTACAATTGATCAAAGTCTGAATCAAGGGAAAAAATAATATGAAATCCTATTGCTTGCTTCAATTTATTGATCAGTGTTATAGAAACTTGTTTGTCCTTTACAAAGATACTTCCTTCATCAATATAGCTATCTTGTTTAATCAAGCTAGTTAAAATTGAACCAATTTGAGCAGAAAATAATCTTTGAAAACAGACTCCTCCAAATAAACTTTCGTTGTAAATTTCTCCACAGACAATCAAAGCCTTATTAAGATTAAGCATGCCGATATTAGCAGGTGACGTAAATGTTATTACATTGCCTAAAGGAGACAATTTGTCTTTAAACAAAGCATGGCCGAATTTATATTTTGTTAAAAAGCACTGATATGTTAATTTACCATCAATCTCTCCGCAAAAATTTTTCAGAACATCTTCTGTTAATATCATTTTGAATAAATTTGTTTAAATTTTTTGTTGGCTTCTTCCCATTGAGGCGTAAGCATCGAATCTCCTAAACCATGGTGTATAACTCTAATAGGCAACACTCCACAGGAAACTTTTTGTTGATTTGCTCTCAAGCAAAACGCGATGTCGTAAAAATGAAAGTCAAAGTTTTCATCAAATGTTAAGTTTTTTTCTAAAAGGTCGTTTACTTTACATGAAATAAACAAGCCATCAATTACCAACGCCCGAGATTTAGTAGGTCCAAAGACAGTAGTCCAAACATTATTATCTTTAACGTGAGCTACCTCACCAACAAAATGATCTCTTGGTGCACATAAGTGCCAAGCTAGCTTATCGGAGGCCTTATTGAACGATTTAGCGCCAGCAAGACCGGTGATAGAGTATGGGCTATTGATTAGCTTTTCATAAAGAAATAAATCCTCAAGAACTACATCGTCATGCACAAATAAAACCGTTTTGTTTTTGTTAGTTGGGTCATTTATAATTTCGTTGTAACAGGTCGATAATCCTTTTTTGTTGTCCTTAAAAATGTAAAATTCTATGTTTGAATTTGACTCATAATGCTTTTTAAGACTTTCAGAAATAGGTCTAGTGTGGAATTCTTGATCTGTTTTAGCAGTAGTGCAGGTTGCTATTAATAGTTTGCTCATATGTCTTTGTATTTGGTTTTGAGATATTCGATGTTCTTCTTTGCGAGCACTTGTTGTGTTTCGGTAAGCGTTTGATCAAAATATGCATTGGTTGTTGGAATTCTTGTAGTATCTCCTTTTTCAAAATCAATTCCATTTAAAGCTGCTAATATTGTATAACAACTATCCGAACTACGAATAAAAGGGATTTTGTTATTCAAATAATAATCAAACTCGTTGTGCTCTCCCATTCCAAGAAGATGCAAAGGTTTCATCAACCAATTTTTGCGATTGAGTTCTTCTACGCATTGGTTTCTCGACACACCAATCATCGTGTCCCACTCCGCGTTATTCCAACATTTAGGAACAGCAATTTTGCTAAGCCCAATACAAGAAACAAATGGATTTGTAGCCATTTCATAATAACACTCAAGCCATTCGTCTTTTGTAGAACCTTGAGGACAAGCGAATATTGAAGTATGAGAAAGCAAACCCTTTTGAAGCATCTTTGCGGCAAAGTCATAAAAGTTTTTCAATGTTTGTTTTTTGTCAAACAACACATCTGGAGCAATTACTTCATCTGGTTTAAGCTCGGCTGTAACGTTCAATAAAACCTCTTCCGTCACGAGACTGTGTTCTGCAGCTGAATTATCTAAAGTTATAAAAACTTTTGGAGATTGATTTCTCAACTTCAAAAAATGACGTTTGTAGTTTTCATCTTGAATGTAATGATGAGCTAAAGCGAAATAACGATCGCCGTTATCCATTAATTCTAGATGTTTGTTTGGTGGAATACAATAGAATTTCATTGTTTTAAAATATATTTTTTTACTTCTAAAATACCTAAATTGACATCTCCTTGTTCTGCTTCTTTAAAAGGAGCCACGTCTCCTTGACGCGAACGTTCCATATAACGTGTTTTGCGTTCTTTTTTAGGACATTCGATCCAAATCATCGTTGCATCAGGAAAATGTTTTAGTATTTCTTTTTGTCGAACACCAGAAACAATGTATTGCTTGATGTCACACAAAGGCATTTTGCGTATGAGTTGTTCAACGATTATTTCATGGAGCTCTTTAGAATCCTGAAGTTCTTTTCTATCAGAAGTTTTCTTTATTTCTCTAACTATATCTCCAACTTCTATATAAATCCCATCAACTAAAGCTGCTAATGCTTTTGAGTAATGAGTTTTACCTGAGCAGAGTTGACCACAAACAAATGTTATCATTTGTATACTTTAGCTCCATTTTCATTATCTTCAAGCACTTCTACTGAATCACAATCATAATAATTTAAAAGTTCTTCAGCAAGCATTTCACATGACTTCGAACCAAGTTCTCCCGGTCTGCCATATTTAATTTCAAGATAATTTTGAACTTGACGTTTAAACCAAATAATCTCTACGTCTCGATCGGAGTGAGTTACAGTTTTTTCCAATTTAATATGGAAAACATGACGGTGTCTGTCAAATAAAAAGTGCAATTCAGGTTGATTTGGAAGGGCTTGTTTGACTCCTTGCCAGTTATGAAAGGCTTCGTATTGGAGATTTATTACTACTGTAGTTTTCATCAAAGATAGTATAAAGCAAAAAAGGCCCAATGCAACAGCAAAGGGCCTTTTTTATTGTTATTTTGTATTACTCAGCAACGCAAGCAAACTGACCAAGGGAGTTGCGGACGTTGTGGTAGCGAGGACGAAGAACTGCCTCGTTTGTACGATCGAGGAAGCCAAGGAACTCGTACTTAGAAGGATCGAGATGGCGGGTGATCATCTTAATCTTATTAGTGACCGGAAGGCCAGAAGTAAGTTGAGTTTTGCGTCCAGTGATTTTTTCGATTGGTTTAATGTATGTGTTCATTGGACCTTTAATATCCTATGTATTTTTTATAGGTCAACAGATATTTTTTAAAACGTGTTATTTACCGGAGTAGCTACCATTGTAGTATTTCCTCGCCTTGTGTTATTTGTTAAAATCCAGCGACTTCCGTTTGGAGAAGTTAGAGTAAATCTAGTAATATTATCGAGAGTTAAATCCACATTTATGTAATTATTTGTAAGTCCATCAATTTGTTGCCCAATGGTAAGAAGGGTTTTCATATCTCTGGTGTAATATGTAGTTTTTGACACTTGATCGTAAATGTATTGGTTTGCTCCAAATTCCGTAAAAATATTTTCTCCAGCAACTGGTAGCCAGTTTAACCCATCAAATTGGTATTTTTGTAATCCTTGGCCAGGTCTAAAATCAAAAGCAAATTGATTTGTTGGCATAGGAACATCAACGCTTCTTATAATTGCATGAAAAGAACCAGAGTTATCAAATGTCCAATCATTGTGGCGGATTTGCAGCCTTCCTGCAACCGCGGCAGAATTTCTGTACGTTGCTCCAACTCGAAATGGTCCATTTAACACTACTCCATTTGCTGGATTTACAATGCGACCAATAATAGCCATGTGAGAATAGTTTGCCATAACATCACAGCAATCAGGCCAAACATTTCCAACGGGCCCGCCTGTTCCGTTGCCGTTTACTATTGGGCACTGCGGGAAAACGCCACAAACGTCGACTATTCCAGTGGTGTTAATATAATACCATTCCCCTGCAACTAAATTGATGCCTGTGTCAAACCATTGAACTGGACCTCCTGCAGGTGTAGCTAAATTGGTATCTATGTCTATTACAGTTGTTCTAAAAATATGCCGTCTATTGGCATTAAGATTGGCAAAATCATTGTCGTTTTCAATTACATGAGCAAAAACTACAGGGTCTATACATGAAGTTCGGGTGCTGCCAATAGGAACAGCTCTAACAATTTGGCCGTTTCTATTTGGAGCATTAATTCTTACCGAGTTTATTAAATCGTTTCCTATCCCAGCATGATTTATTAAAAAAGCTGGATCTGAATGATTAACATCGATAACTGTGTTATTATTAATAATGTCGGTTGGCATATTTATATTGCTGTTGTTGTTACGTTGCCGTTGTTATCAACTCGCACTGCATAGCGCGTTCCGTTTGGAGAAGTCATTATTAAATCCGTTCCAGGTGCAATGTCTATCAAGCCGGTAGCTGGATTTTGTCTCATTGAAACGGGAGCTCGGAATTGAGACCGAGTTCCTTCACTAGATACCAGATACGTTTTTTCGGTATATTGATCGTGAACAAAGGTGCCTATTGGAAAATCTTGTGTTATGGGAGTGTTTGGTAACAAAATCCAACTATTGTTTACGTTGTTCCACGTATATGTGTCGTTTGTAAAAATGTTATAAAATGGAGATATATCTCGTAACTCCTCAAAAACAAAACTAAGAGGTCTTTGTGCCATGTTTCCGACTCCTAAAGAACAAGGAGTTGCAAACTTTGCCAATCTGGCATCATCAGCTAAGTTAAAAGTAATGTCTGCTCCAGCTACAAAAACATTATTCGTCAAAAAGTTTGTTGTGCTGCAAGTGAATTGATTGCCAATACGAACTACTCTTATTAGACATCCATCGTTTAAATTATCCCAATTTACGTTGTTGTTTATAGCATTAACCAAAGCAGAAGAATCGTTAATTATCCAGGTCTGATCATTGAATTCTCTACCGGTAAAATGGCCAACATTGTAAACTAATCCCCACCGTATATTACTTACTGTAGAATTAACTGTGTTTAAACCTACTCCTCCTGTGGTTAAACCACGAACTAAACTTAAAGTATGAGTGATACGAGTAATGGGATCTGTGTATGCGGCTATAACAACAGTTGCTTGACCTGCAGGATTAGCTGCAACGCCGCCATACATCAATTTTTGCACGGAAGTTGTGGTGTTTGGTCCAGCAGTAAACGTAGTGGCTGGATTAGTTATTTCTGTTAACGGAGCGTTGCCTTGCAAAGCTAAGAATGTAGTAGAACCCAATTGAGGTAAAGGGGCTTGGGGTACATCAAAAAAAAGATTTTCGTATAAAGCTACGTTTGATATTCTCAAATTTGATACGCTGCATGCAGCTCCTTCCCCTCTTGGAGCAAATCCAATTGTCAAATTAAAATTATTTGTATAATTTCTTCCAACTCCATCATTTACAAAGTTGCCTTGTCTAATTCCATTTATATAAATAGCAAATTGCAGCTGTCCTCCATTATTTCGTCTGACAACTGCCACGTGATTCCAAATATTTTGAAAGCTTTTTGGATTAATATTAGCTGCAGCCATTACCGCTTCCCCTACAGACATATCAGTAAAACTTATCATATTAGCGTTGACGTTGATTCCCCAAGTGCCAGCAGATGAACCATTTGGTTCTCTTTTTTGAATTACTCGAGGTCCTCCACCAGTATACAACATCCAAAATTCGATTGTAAATGCTCCTGCGCCCAAATTTCCTCTCGCTGTCTGATCTACGCTAATTTGCTGGTTTTGCACCACAGACCAAGCATTGTGTTGTCTGTACAACGATCTGACTCTTACTTGAGCTATTACATTATCATATTTGTGCTTCGTCCTTAAAAATTCATAGTTTGCTCCGTTAACCACATTCAGTCTAATACTTTTTTCTGAATCAACTGTCCACGGAGATGTAACAAATTGATCTGCATCGGTTGTAAGAGCTCTGTGCGTATAGAGATCTTTAGCTAGCTCTGCTGAAGACAATTTCCTATTTTGTTGTATAATATCATCAACTTCGTTTTGATTTTCAGCAATTTGAGCAAAGCGTATTCGATTATCGAATGAAATGCTTGATCCAGCATCATTTGACACAAACATTGTTTTCCAAGCTTCTGTGTTACTTTCTATACGCAAAGGCTCCCCTGTACCAGCTTGATTAATCGTCAAAGTAGTCGACATATCAACTGATGAGATGTGATTTAATATATGAGCATTAGTTGAATTTAAATTGTCTGTAGCCATAAAATTTTTATACAGCAGTAAATGCAAATGTGCCGTCGTTTTGTACCCGTATTCTACTAGAAGTTCCTCCAGCGTCTTCAAAAACAAAACCAAACCGATTTAAAATTTCTGCTTGTTTGTTAATTCTGCTCGATTCATCTAAGAACGGAATATCTCCTCCAAATTTAGTCATTGTGTTTGTAGTTCGATTTATAAAATAAGTTTTTTTAGTAAATGGATCGTGAATATATGTCTCGACACCAAAAACAGTTGATGGATTAAAAGCTACTTCAGCATTCCAATTTCCAGCTGCAACATTATATGTACGCATTACGTTGCGACTAATGTCATATATTGAGTCGGTGTTAGTGAAATTTATTATACGAAAAAACGAATTGGCTTGAGAAATTGTTGTAACTCCAACTGGTTGGGGCCCTCTAAATCTCAAAGTGTTTGCATTGTTGTTTAAATTTAAATTAAAATTTGCTTGACGTTCAGCATCATTAATAATTTGAGCCCATGTTCTGCCAGCAAAATAATCTACTCCATTGTTACGAACATGTGTGGTGTCAACTGTAAACTGGTCCCCTTGTCGAATTATTCTTATTCTAGATCCTGAATTTGCTGCGCTCCAGCCTGTTGGTTCGTTGATTTCCACCACGGATGCTAAAGTTTCCGCTCCCACAAGGCCATTATTGTACCGTATAGAAGAACCCTCTACTCCTCCTCCAACACCGCCATCTAAATGTCGACACGCCTGTAACGTAGATTCATTTCCATCCGAATCTACGTTAAAGGCCAGGACGAGACCTAACATGTCATCATCTCCATCAGTAGATCTAACTACAACATCGAGTACATAGTTTTCATACCCAACGTCTGTTACAAAGCCTACGAACACATTAGTGTTTTCTAGACAGGTTAGCTCATCTTGCCTGTTGGGATCGGGATTGACTCCCCAACAATCCGATTCATGAAAAATGACTGTGCATTCTGCTCCTCCGCCAGCAAGAATATTTTGATTTTGAGTAACGCTTATTACTAAATTTCCTCCAGCAACACCTAAGTTTGTGTTTTCTAAAACTGTGTACGTACCTGTAACATTTTGGAGCAAACCACATGCTGCGTTGTTTTCAAAATTAACCGTTATTACCGAACCTGCTCTTACTGAACGCATAAAACCGGCTGTTACGATTGATACAATCCTACCAGCTTGAGTAAAGGGCCTATCATTTGTTGTTGTCGTAACGTCTTGGTTGCCGCTGTGATCAAATGTTTTCCATCTCGCTAAAATTGCGTCCGGAGAAGCAACTCTATTCCCGTTTACAATATTGTTCATTTCAGCTTGAGACTCAACTACTTGAGCAAAAACAGAGGTCGCTTGTAAAGAAGATCGAGCATCAGCATTTGCTCTCACGTAAACATTTTTTCTGACATCGCTGTTATCTTGAATTTTAAAAGGCGTTCCTGTGCCAGACTGCACAATTTTTAATGCAGGATCTGTGCTATTAACATTAATCGTCGTGGAGTTGTTGCTAATGTCTGTAGCCATTTGTCAATTTTTTAAAAGTTAAACCACATCGAAAAGTCTAATATATCTTGATACTCCGTTCACTTCTACTCTAAGAAAATCATTTCTTGCTGTAATTACAGTTGCTGCTCCAGCTGTTGTCGTTTGTCCTGTAAACGTGACGCTGTTGGCAGCATTTGCTGTGTCTATAATGTTTACATTTCCGTTTACCGTCAACATTTGTTGTGCCGCAGAAGGAATAGTATTAATTCCTACTCTGCCGTATGCAAGATTGACTAAATCTACAGCTTGTTGCTGAAGAGTAAGGCGGTCTGCTCCGTCGTTTGATGTACCAAAAATAAATGCGGTATTTTCTCCAGCGTCTTGTTGATAACGTATAAATGCACTATCCCCACCACCACCAAACGGATCCTTGGGAAACATAATACCATTAGTTTCTCCAGAACCTGCAGTTGGAGTGATCGGTCCACTTTGCATTGTTAAACCATCAGCGTTTATTTTTACTCTTTGAGTACCTGCTGTATAAAATTGTAACTCATCATTATCTGATCCATCTGGGTTTTCAGCGTCAATGTAAGTATCTTCATCGTTGTCGCTTATTCCTCCACCTCCCAACGGGCCCCATTCTACTCCATTGTACCCCTCAAACGCATTTTGAGTTGTATTAAATCTAATGGCTCCTGTTTGATCGACTCTCTGTCCATCAGTTCCTACAGGAATTATTAAACCGTCGGTAGCATTTATATGAAAAGACGTTTTAGGATCGGATGTTTTAACTCCAACAAATCCTGGAGCGGTTGCTGCTCCAGCAATAAATAGTGCAACGTTTCCTTCATCTAAAAATTGAGCAACTGGAGCAGGTCCAGTTTGGGAAACAGTTAAAGCTGGAACTGGTCCACCAATATTTACTACAGATAAAGCAGAGGTTGTGGTTAAAACTGTATCCAAATATGAAAGAGTTCCAATAGTAGACAATTTACCAAATATTGTTAGATCTCCATCAAATCTGCCATTGCCGTACACATAGGAATCTCCATTTACATCAAAGTGAGTAGTTGGAGTCGATGTTCTCACGCCGACTTTTCCGTACGGTGTTACAGCAAAAGCTGACTCCCACGGAATAATTTGGCCTGCAGTGCTAGTAGTTGGAGAAGTAAATGAGCTAGAAAACACTTCGAACATGTTTTGTCCGGCCCCTCCACACAAAATCCTTACAGCACCTTCATTTGAATAGCTATAAGTTGCTCCAACGCCTCCCATAGTATTCCAATAGTGATTTACACGGCCAGTTCCATCTTGTACTCTTATTACGTAATGAGCGTTTCCGTTGATTGTTTGTAGATAACTACCGTATACGTTTAAATCAGCACTGAGAGGGGCATTCCCTACTTTAATTTTGCCGCCGCTTTCATATAAATTACTGTTTTCCAATGAAGAAGTTCCTGTAAATTTAGGCAAATACCCAACAGTTCCATTCCCGTCAACAGAATTGTTCCAAGTCGCTGAATTGGCAACGACTGAGGAATAAACCGAATTCCAATCGCCAGACGTAGCAGTGACAGTCGAATAAACCGAATTCCAATTACCGGACGTGTCATCGACGGTCGTATACACTGAATTCCACTGAGAAGAATTTCCTCCTAGAGCATAAATCTTTTGTCCTGCTGAAAGATCTTGTGTCGTAACAACTAAACCAGTGGAATAAAATTCTCCTTTCCATGGAGCCTCATAAGAAGCAATTGGATCATAAGAAGAATCTGGAAATCCAGCTGTTGGGTCACTGTGATGATTTTCTCTATGAAGCTTATTATGAAAACGATTGGACATAGCGACATTAATTATCTAAAAAACGCCTTGAATATTTTAGGATCTACGTCTTCTAACTTGTCAATCAACATTTCAAGAGCAACTTCGCACTCTTTCTTTGAAGAAAAAGTATCAGCAAACAACTCAAAAATTGTGTTTTCAATTAAATCTTCAATTATTGCTTCGGTTTCATTGTGTTTGGAGTACATAATTTTCGGGATATTTATTAGTTTGCTGGTATAAATAAAGAAAGAAATGTCGCAAATAGGCACAAAATATGTAAATTCAGCTGCAACCGAAGAAAAAATCCGAACTTTAACGAGAAAAAATCCATCCCTTGGTCGTTATTTAGGACACACTTTTGGAGCAACAACCGTGAATGCTGATCTTCAAGCTCAGCAATCCCAATCAAATACACAAGCCGCGGCCGCTCCTCAGCAAGAAGGCCAGCTCGATCGCTATACTAAAAACGTAATTCAGACTTTATTTTCCGTAGAAGTAGCAACAAACGAGGCAATAACAAGTGCTACTAGCACTGTTGCTGGCGGAATTGCAAGCATTGGAGACGACGTAAGTCACGGAATTAACGGGCTAAAAGAGCAAATGCATGAATTGCTTAAGCCTGTTTCTTCTGTTACTGGCTCTACAATTGGAACCTTAACAAATGTCGCTAGAGATCCTCTAGGTGCTCCAATGGTTATCGGTAATGCTCTTGGTTCTCTCATAGATAAAGTTAATCCAGGGTTTACTGATAAGCTAGATGCTACTTTTAAAAAGTATAAAGTACAAGAAATGCAGAATCTTCCCGGACAAATTATGGGAAGCATACGAAATTTGGCGTCAATGGCTGATGCAATATTGTCTGTTCCATTTCAGCTTGCTGCTGACTTGTATAATGGGTTGATGGAAATTATGCAAGAAATTTCAGATCTCATCGATTCTGTTGTATCATCAGTAATGGATTTATTCTTCGGACCAAAAGGAATACTAGACAGTATTCTTCCTATTTCTGAACTTATGGGATTCTTAGAGGAAGTAGGAGAACTTGCTTCGTTTGTTGGAGGAATAGGTCAAATGTTTGGGGGATTCAACATGGTTACAAACATAACTTCCCAAGTTCAAGGATATGTTTCTCAGGCTCAATCAGTTCTAAGCAATCCAGCGCAACTAGCCATGCAATATGTTCCTGCTGAGTTTAATCAATATTATAACATGGTAAGAAACCCACAAGGAGTTATTAACAGCATGATTCCTCCAGAAATTTCTCAACAAGTCAAACAAATTTCTAAAATACCTGGTCTAGGATTTGTTGGAAACTTTGGTACTGGACTTGGTTCAACTCTTGAAGGGCTGAGTGATGGAGTATTCACTCAAGCATTAAACAGTTTTGGAAAGCAAGCGGGAATTTTATCTCCTTTGTTTAATCAAGGAAATTCTGCTCCTCCAGTGTATGACGGTCAAACTGAACATCCGCCAACAGTTGAAGGAGCTTCTACAAACCCAAAGATTGCAGTTGCTCAAGGCGTGCCTGTTGTGCTAGAGCCTCCTCCAAAAGTATTAGCAGAAAAAGCTTCTCAAGCTCCTGTAACAGTGGGAAATCCAAATGCTGCTCCGAACTCAGGAACTGAAAACATAACAGTAAAAATGCCAGACGACATGCAAATGCCTTCACAAAATCCAATAAGCTTGCCTGGAGTAACAATAGGAAATCCAAATGCGGCACCATCCAGTGGAAACGTTTCTGTTTCTATCCCTGCTAGTTTAAGATTTCCTTAATAATTAGCTTTTATGAAGAAGTATTACGGTCACTATTTAGGAGTGTGTATATGCAACAACGATCCAGAAAAGCGAGGGCGAGTTCAAGTGTTTGTTCCACATATAATGCCCGGATTATACGAACAATGGAATGATCAAAGCAATGATATATCTATTAATTGCATTGGAGACAATTTAATCAATGGCCTTCCGTCTGATATAATTTACAAATTATCTCAAATCCTTCCTTGGGCTGAAGCTGCCTCTCCTATAGTAGGAACATCTTCACCTGGAAATTTACTACAACAAGTTGCTGAAGCTGCTTCTGGTGTAGTTTCTGCAGCAAAAGGTATCATCGGAAAAGTATTTGATCAATCTCCAGCAGCTGAACCAGTTGAAGTCGGAAGCATGTCTGAGCTTTTTAAGAGTGCTGCTTCGTTTAACAGTGGACGAGTCGATGCTTCAAAGCTTGCTAGAAGCAATTCTCCTGACGGATTGTGTGGAGTTGGAGCAAGAAGTATAATTGGAGCAATGACTCAAGACAGGTATTTTGCCAATGGTCTTGGTAGTGATAGACAATCCTATGCTTCTTCTCTTAGTTTAGGTGGAGGAAATAGTTATTTGCAAAACTCAGGATATTATAATCCTGCTACACAAGCTCCATCTAATTATTTTAGCGACAAAAGCCAATGGCAAATAGGAGATGTAATTACATCGGGTGGTGGAGGCGGAGATGGTAAAGGCCATATTCAAACTTGGACTGGAACTGCTTGGGTGAGTGATCACACTCAAACGAGATTATATGAAGCAAATGGAAGAGGAGCTTATAATAATTTTACATTACACAGAGCCAATGAAAAGGGGTTAGCTCGAATGCAACAGACCGTTGGCAAGCTGTCAGGAAATCCTTCTTCTGCTGTTGCAAAAGAAGCAACAAGCGTCAGCGGAGAAGTTGCTGCAGCTAGTCCTCACCAAGCTGCAACTCCAGTTAATACAGATTCAGCTTCTCAACAATACGCCAATGTAGCAAATCCAAATACGAATGTAACATTAGATATTAATACCAAACCAGCTGATGTTGGGTTGTTAGCTGTCGGATCTAACGGTAAAGTAGATCCAAATAATTTAAAATCTTACTTGGAGCAAAGAATAGCTAGCTCCAAGTTAAACGGTTACGTACCAGCAGATGCAGCAAAGTACGGAGTTGATGGAAGTCCCAAGTCGTGGGCAAATTACTTCACGAAGCTTTCTGAAAAAGAATCTGGGTTTAAAGCGGGCACTCGTTACCAGGAATCTTTTTCGAATTCAAAGGGCGAGAGGGTAATGTCGACAGGATTGTTTCAAGTTTCCTATGAATCGGTAAGAGGATACGGAGTTGGTAAAGGATTGTCTGATTCTCAATTAGATCAAAAATTAACTGATCCAGCATATAACATTGATGCAGCAATCGCTATTCACGAAAAGCAAGTTTTGAGAACAGGAACCCTTGCAATGCCGTCTGGAAAAGGAGCTGGTGGGTATTTTGCTTCTGCTTCGATGAGAAAAATTGCAGCTGATGTAGCAGCTGGTAAAGTAGATCAATTTAATACATCTGCTTCTCCTTCTAGTCCGACTGGTAGCGCTAGTGGTCAAGCTACAAATCTTGTTAACAATACAGACCCTCATGGGACAACAATTACTCAAAACTTGAATGGAATGGCGAAAGGTTTGTTTACATATCCAGCAGCTGGAGCAATGCTGTGGGTTTTCTTTAGAGAAGGCAATCCTCTATTTCCAGTGTACTTTGCTGCAAGTTATTCTCAAAACGAATGGAAAAGTGCTTATAGATACGGCTCTGATGGCCCTGGGTATAGACCAGCTTCTACTCCAGATAATCCTACAACCTCTACTGGAGGGGTAATGAATTTAAATGGCGTTGGGGGAATTCGTTGGGAGGATACAAATAATCCCGAAAACCGGTTGCAGGATCAAAAAAGTATAATGTTCTTTGGAGAAGATGGTTCAAACATCTTTATGGGAAAAGGTTATAACCAATATTTTTCTAAATTTGATAGAAGAGATCAAGTTGAAGGAGATAGATGGAACACCACTTTAGGATTTAAAGAAGAATGGGTCCAAGGGGACTCTAATTCTGTTACAATGGGAGATGTAATTGTAAAAATCGGAAACGTATCTCAACCAGCAGTTGATGCAGTTCAAAGAATACAACAATTGATTACTGAGTGCCAAGCTCCTTTAAGCGAAACGTCAGGCTCATCCAGCGGAACTAGTGGAAGTGGAAGCAGTGCACCCATAAAAGAAAAGCACAATACTCCAAAACAAAACGCTTTCCAAAAAGAACTAGATAAAATCGAGCATCAAAACAGTGATCGATATACAAAGAGTCCATCAGAATTTATGGCAAAGCATGGACTGGCTGCATTTAAGCGACCGTAAGCTTAACTTTTATAAATTTTGATTTAATTACACTTTATATGGCTGATGATTTAACAACCGCTGAACAAAACTTTGCAAGATCAGAAGCAAAGTTAACAAATTCCCAAAACGAGGTTGCTGCACTAAGAGAAATTTATTCAATGCAGCAACAGGGAACAAAATTAACTGCTGCTCAGAAGCAAGCAGTGACTGACGGTAATGGACAAAAAGTTTTACAGGACTTAAAACAAAATAAGCAAGCTGAAATTCAACAGCAAGCAGAAGCAACATCAGCTGCAGAAAGCGGTGGAGCTTCGTCATCAGGAAAGCGAGAAGTTCAATGTCCTTTTTGTACTGGACAAGTATTAGCAAAATCCTCTGGCAGACCATTTGCTACAATCTCAGGATTTTTACAAAGATCGTTTGCAATTGTTATACCAACTGCTCTAATGAGCTATTTAAAGGAAAAAATGCCTGTCTCGAAACAAGACATCTTTAAAGAGGGTTGTCCGACATGTAAAGGTAAAGGATCAATTGAGGATCCTTCTGATGATACAGCAAAATACGAACAAGTAAAAGCAAATTTCGGAGCTGCTTCTCAAGAAATACAAGAAGCAGAAAATCAATTAGCTCCAACTGGAGGAAATAGATACACAATAATTCAGGGATGTGACTTATTAGAAGTTGGCTTAGGAATGAATGATGCTCCTTCCTATAGAGTAGAGATTGATAAAAATATAAGAAATAAAGGCTTAGTTGATCCTGGTCAAATTAATACCAAAAAAGCTGGTCCTCAAATTCCGGAAGGAGGGTTTTGTAATCACGTTCAAGGAATTAATTCCGTTGCTTCTCCTGGAGGCCATTATGTTATTAAGTGTTCCAACAAGTTTACTGTGTTAGTAGGGGCTCAAGGTATTGACATGAACACTGGAGGTCCGCTAACAATTAATGCAGGAATTACAAGAATTACTGGTCCTGAAATTTCAATTGGTAGCCAAAAGGGTCGTTTGTCCCTACAAGGAGATGTGGTAGATATTGGAGGAAGAAGCGTAGAAATTTCTCCAACGGACGGTCACTTGTTTGTTAAAGGAACTATTAGCAATACTGGCAACTTGGTAACAGGAGGGCATGTGCATGCTGAAAGCATTTCTTTTGTTAAAGCTGAATGTACAGGTCGTAACGAAGCTTCGAAGGTTGCAGCTGCAAGTGATATGACAACAGGACCAGCGTTTTGGGGAAGCATTGCAATGGAAGGAATTACTTCAACAGTGAAAGATATGATTGGGTTTGTTCTTAGCAAAACTACAAGTGTTACTGAATCTCCGCAAATTTTAACTCCAAGGTTTATTGAATCTCTCCGAGATAAAATGCTTTCCATGACGTACAACATGAGACCGTACGAAATGGTTCCTACGGGTGTAATTATGCCAGGAACATGCATTGTAGTCGGCACCGGCAATTTAGGTTATCCTGTAGTCAGTGTAAATCCTAGTTACATCCCTATTTTTAATTTTCCACATACTCACGCCATGCCTGATGGAGCTCATGTGCATGAAACCAGAGTTCCTAACATCGATTACTCAGCAGACTCTGCTCAAGAGGTAAGAAGCAAACAAGGTGGAGTAACTGCTTCAGCTCCACTGCACAAATCATCTACAAGTGCACTTCAAGCTGTAACTGGATTATTTTCAGCTATTGGATCTGTCTTTGTTGCTATTTGGAAAGGCGTCCAAGGCGAGTCAGGTCCTTTTATGAAGTAAATTATTTAAAATAATTTATGTATTGAGAAACGATTTTTTGAGCAACTTCTCTAGGGTTCTGTTCAACAAGCTCCATCGGAATATTTCTGACCATTTCAAGAAAATTTAGATGTGCTTTAGCTTTTTCTGTATCAACAACGAAAACATTATCCGATAAAGTAGCAAATGCGTTGCATGTTTGTTGAGAGTCTTCACAGGTTAATGCGCTTACTTGAGCGCTTACATTGCGATTGAAGTTGGCTGATATTCCGCTTAATTCTTTTGTACAAGTGAGTGGACAAAAATTATTTGGTACTGGGATGTCTTCTATTTTGAGAAATTGCTCATTTGGTTGAAAGTATTCCCATTTTAACCGTTCATAAGGATGGTGAGGAATGGCTGACATCGAGGCCTCAAAATTTTCTCTAAACTGTCTTGTTGAAGACAAGAGAGCTTGAATTGCTCCCTGCAAAGAAGAAGTCATCGGTCCAGTAGTATGCTGATAGTACATTATATAAATTTAGCTTTTATTATCTAAAAGTCAAATAAGAACTTCTGATAAAAAAGCTTCCCATTGTTCATGGTGGGCAGCTATGTCTGTTTGATCAAATGTTTTATAAATCGATTTGGAAAGCTGTCTATAAAAATCTGGTTTTGGGGCTCCGTGATATTTCCATCTTTTTTCGAGGGCTTGAGGATAAAACGAGAGAGCAATTAAACACTTATTGGAAAACACTAGTCCGAAATCCTCAGACATACGTGGTATTACTTCTTTTACTTTATCGTGATGTTGATATATAGTAATTGCCACCCGATTACACTCGTCTTCAGAATCAGCAAACTTTGCTGCCAAACAAATCATAAACAGAGCATCAATTGCATTTACTGCAATAATTTTTTGAGAATCAGTTATTAATTTAGAACTAATAGCTTGTTTTATAGATGGACGGGAAGAGGGATCCGTTTCATATAAACTTTGAAGAGCCTTGCAGTTTTTAACGTCGTATAACTGTTCTATTAGACTCTTTGACATGTATATTAT